CGGCCCCCGTCGGCTACCGCACGGTCGGCGCCTGGCTGTCCCACCCGGACGGGAAGCCGATGCGCGACGACCGCGGCGACATCGCCTACATCCCGCGGGTCGAATGGGTGAAGGACCGCACGTTCACCCAGGGCGAGCTGATCGCCGCCAGCAACGGGTCGGTGATCCGTTCAGGTGGCCGCGACAAGGAGGCCGCCGACGTCCTCGCCGGCGGCCCGATGAAGTCGACCGACTACATCGAGGCGATGGCCGAGGCCGGGTACTCCGCCGAGCAGGCCCGTCGTGCACGGGAGCGTGTCGGGCGGACGATCCAGTACGACGGCCACCACTGGACCTATCCGGTGACGATGTCCGCGGCCGCCGCCAAGAAGGCGATCGTCACCGCCACGAGCCCAGATGGCAACGCGCCATCAGAGCCATGAGCTGCCATCTGCCTCGCGCGCGCACGCGCGTAGGCAAAAACCGTGCCATCTGGCCATCTGACACCTCTCACAAGGCCATATGGCAAAAAGTCAATCTTCCCGCGCGCGAGCCAGATGGCCAGATGGCACGGCAATGGGTTCACGCGTGCGCGCGCGTGCGCGAGGCGCAACCGAACCGGTCGACACGAAACACCTGAATCCTGAACCCGAACCAAAGGAGCGAAGTCCTGTGCCCAACCTTCCCGCCCGCCCACTGACCGCCCAATCCCGACCTCACCGCGATGGCACCGAACGCCGCGTCCAGGTCATCGACATTCCCGCCGGCGCCGACGACGAACTCGCCTCGATGGCCAGCCTCGTCGTCACGCTCGAACCCCTCGAACCTGAAACCCGACGTCGCGTGTTGCGTTGGGCGTCAGGCCGATACGACTCGCCGACGCTCGAGCTCCTGTGATGCTCACGTTCCCGACCCACCCGTTCACCGCCAACGAGACCCGCATCCACGACCCGCTCGTCACGACCCTGGCGGTGGCGGTGCCGTTGTGGATCGAACGGTGGCGCCACGCGTCCCCACGGCGCCGCTGCGACCGGGCGGTCGAGTGCGCCGACATGGTGGCCGCGCACGGCGACGCGATCCTGTACCGCACCAAAGGCCGGCGACGTCGGTTGCGTGACGAAACCGACGAGGGCGCGCCGGGCACGGCCGAGGCGTTCAACCACCTGGCCGAAGGCATCGCTCTCGGCGCGTTCCAGCCCGGCGGGATCACGATGTTCGGGCACCACTGGGAGGTGCCGGCGTGACCGTCGACGAGCTGCGCTGGCACCCGGAGACCGGCGCACCGACCCGCGCCGAGCGAGAAGCCCAGTACCGCATGACGCTCGTCGAGGCGCTGCGAGGCTCGGTGCCGATGTGGATGGCGCACTGGTGGCGGTGGCCGCCGGCGATCCGCGAGGCCCGGGGCCGGTACTGCGGGCAGGTCGTGGGCACGTTCGGCGACCAGATCCAGTGGGCGTGCAAGGGCCGCAAGGACCGCGTCGAGACGATGACCGATGGGGAAGAGCTCGTGATGGCCGGGTCGCCGGGGACCGCCGGCGCGTTCAACCGGCTGGCCGAGGGCCTGGCCATCGCCGCCTACCAGCCCGGCGGGGTCACCGCCTTCGGGATGCACTGGGAGATCGACGACGGCCCGGGGAGCGCACGGTGACCGCCACCGAGGTGCTGCCCGAACGTGAGCGCCTGGCCCGGGCCATGGACCAGATCCACAACCCGATCGCGCTCGCCCGCTCTTACCTCGCGCGTCGGCGGCTGCTCGGCCACGCGGATGAGGACGAGCTGCTCGACGTGGCCATCCAGGCGATCGTGTCCGCGGCGCTGTCGTGGAACCCCAACGGCGGCCGGTCCGTGATGTCGTGGGCGTACCTGTACCTCGACCGGGAGGTGTACCGGGCGATCGGGCGCCGGCACCGTGAACGCGCCGAGCTCGGCGGCGAATCCGACCTGGCCGACGCCGCCCAGCACTGGCTGGAGTACACCGCCGGCACCGACTGGTACCACCGCATCGAGCTGCGCGTCGACCTGCAGCGCTGGGCCGACCTCGCCGAGCTGAGCGACTACATGCGGTTCGTGGTGCAGTACGCCGCCTACCACAAGGGCGTGTACGTGCGCGACACCCCGTTGGCCGGTTACGAGTCGCCGTTGCACGCCGGCGGGTCGGTGTCGTACAAGCTCGCGCTGGGCCACCTGCGCCGGGCGGCGATCACGAACCGGCGCCGCGACGACCGCTGGACCCGGTGGCGGTCCGGTGCCGCCAACGCGGCTCGGGCCGCTGAGCGGATCACCACAGAGGCCGTGTCGTGAAGCGCCACCAGGCCACCGAGCTGGAGCAGTGGCGGGCCGAGGCCATCGGCCTGCGTATCGAGGTCGGGCTGCTGCGTGAGCTCGTCGTGTCGATGGCGCTCGGCATCGGCCGCGACATGCTGCCCGACAACGAACGCCGGCTGCTCGACGAGATCGTCGGTGGCCCCACACCCGGAGAGGATCCGTCGTGGACCTGACCAAGTTCGTCGTCGAGGAGCCACCGCCGACGAAGTCCGGGCCGAGGGTGTGGGAGGAGCGCTTCGAGAGCGTGATCACCCAGGGCCTGACCGGCCAGTGGATCAACGCCACCGAAGCGTGGGGCGTCGGGTCGACGAACTCGGTCAACGCCAAGCGGGCCGCTGAACGGTGCGGCGTCACGATGGACGCCCGAATCCACCGCAAGCAGCTCTACATCTGCGTGAAATGACCGGCCGCCGACCGATCGACGGCGATCCGGGCCGATGTCCACGGAACGCACGGACCGCGGTCGTATCGTGGCGGCCATGAGCGACAACCCGACCTCCGACTTCGATCAGCCCGCCGAGAACCTCGAGCCCGTCGAAGGCCAGCCCACCGAACCCGACCGGCCCCAGACGCTCGAGCAGCAGAAGGAGCAGCGCCGCCGGGAACTGGAGGGCGACACCGGCGACGAGGACGAGACCCCGGCCTGAGCCATGGCCGACGTCTGGACGATCGACGTCTCACGGTGGCAGGGCTGGATCGACTGGCCCTCCGTCGTCAACGCCGGCGTCCAGGGCGCCTGGATCAAGTGCGGGGGCGCGGACGGCGGCCTCTACGGCGACTCGCGGTGGTCGGAGAACGAACGCAACGCCATCGCCGCGGGGATGCTGTACGGCGCCTACTACTTCGCCAGCCCCGCCGTCGGTGACGCCCCCCGCCAGGCGCAGCACGCCGTCGACCTGGGCCTCGGCCGCGGCGAGATGGGCAGCGTGCTCGACATCGAGCACAACGCCCACGGCCTGTCGCCCGCCCAGCTCGACGAGTTCGGCGAGCAGTTCTGCGCCGAATGCGTCCGCCTCGGTATCCGGGAGCCGGCCATCGTCTACTCCGGCGCCTACTTCGGCGTCGGCTTCGACGCCGGGCATCCCATCGGCCACCGGCCGTTCTGGGTGGCGAACTACGGCAGCAACACCCCGAGCACGACCCCGCCCGACTTCAACCCGCCCGTCCCGGCCGCCTGGGCCGACACCGGCTGGTCGGCCTGGCAGTTCAACTCCACCACTCGCATCCCCGGCATCACCGAGAACACCGTCGACCAGAACACCGTCCGGGAGGCGTTCTGGTCCGAGCTGCTGGGCGGCGAGCCGCCCCCCGAGGAGGAGGACGACATGCCCGTGCGAGGTGTTGTGCGAACGAAGGAAGGCAGCGCCTTCGCCATGGAGCACGTCGGCTACAACGCCACCGTCCTGTGGTGGCTGACCCTCGACGGCTCCGGCAAGGTCCGCCACCTGAACACCTGGGAGAAGGTCACCCAGGAATGCTTCTGGCTCGGCCTCGATCCCTACGCCGCGCTGCTCGTCGACGACGCCTTCTTCGACGAGCGCTACTACTTCGAGGCCGAAACCGCCCCGGTCACCGCCAGCACGGCCGCCGCGACCGGCGCCGGCGCCTTCGCCGTCGTTCTCGTGGCGCTCCTGTGGCTCGGCCTGGAGCTGGGCCTGCGCAACGACTGGTACGACCTGACGCAGTGGCAGATCGCCGCGATCGTCGGCGTCGTCGTCGTCCTGGCCGCGCTGGTCGCCGCCTTCACCACGGCCCAGGGCGCGGCCATCCTGCGCACGGTGCACCGGCGGGACCGCACGCCGCCGCGCTACGGCGGGGCGCACGACCGGTACCCGGTCAGCGTGTAGGACCCCAGAAAGGTCCGAACGGCCCACCTGGTGGGCCGGACGGCTCATTCTCGAATTGGGCCTTGCGGCCCCTTTGGCCTGGGCCGGATGGCTCATTTTCCGGGAGCCGGCCCGGATTTTCCCACCGCCGCGGGGGGAGAGAGAGCGGCGACTGAGTCGCCCGACGTCCTGACCGAAAAAAAATCGGCGGCCCTCCAGAAAATCTTTCGGGAAATCCTTAATTCTGGAAAGTCAATACATGAATCACATTTCTTTTTTGTGATCCATGGCACACGGTTACCCTGCTCGCCATGGCTCGCCGCCCCTCGCCCTACGGTCGCCCGTACAAGCGGGAGCGGGCGCGGCTGCTGGCCCAGGGCCTGCACTGTGCGCTCGGTCTGGTGTGCGGTCACCGGGCGGTGGCCGACTCGGCGGACCACGACCCACCCCTCGCGTTGCACGACCACCGGCCGGGCTCGGGTTGCTGTCGCCTGCAGCCGGCGTGCCTGGCCTGCCAGAAGGAGCAGGGCCGGCTGGTGGCCAGGGCCAAGCGCCTCGGCCAGCGCCAGCTCCGGGCGGTGCCGGCGCCGTCGAGGGTGTGGTGAGCGTGGACTGGCCCGAGCCCCACGAGTTCGACCTGCCCGACACCCCGGCGTGGGAACGCCAGGCGGGTGAGCCGACCAGGGCGCACGGTGCGTTCCGGATCTACCGGGATTCGCCGGTATCCCAGCGTGACATCGCCCGGGTGGCCGAGCAGGTGGGGATCTCGCCTCGCCGGGCCCGGGAGTGGGCGGTGCGGTGGGAGTGGCGGGAGCGGGCCGAGGCGTGGGACGACGCCTGCCACCACATCGAGGACACCGAGCGCCTGGAGGCGATCCGGTCCATGCACGCCATGCACCGCCGGGCCGGCCGGGCGGCGATCACCAAGGCCATTCAGGCGCTCGACCTGCTCGAGCCCGACGAGATGCCGGCGACGGCGGTGGCCCGGCTGCTGGAGCTGGGCGCCAAGCTGGAGCGTTCCACGCTGATCGTCTCGGTCGAGGAGTTGCAGGGCCTCGACGTCGGTGAGTCCGACGAGGAGGACCCGTGGGAACGGATCGCGCGTGAGCTCGACCCGCGCCAAGCCACCCAAGCCTGAGCGTTCCCTGTCGGCCGGGCCGCGGTGGGGGACACCGCGGCGCCTGGACCGCCCGACCCGTGGCGGCCTGGACCGCCAGGTGGCCAAGCTGCTGGGCTGGGACTTCTTCCCGTGGCAGCAGGCCGCGGCCGACACCGCCGGCGAGTACCGGCCCGACACGAAGCTGCCGTGCTACCGCACCGTCGGCGTGGGCGTCGCCCGCCAGAACGGCAAGACGACGCTGATCTGCGCCCGCATCGCCCGCCAGTTGATCCCGCCCCGCCAGACCGTGGCGTACACGGCGCAGGACCGGGGCCTGGCGCGCACCAAGTGGGCCGAGCACGTCGAGCTGCTGATGTCGACGCCGTTCGCTGAGCGGGTGTCGCACGTGGACCGCACCAACCACCGCGAGATGCTCGTCATGGACAACGGGTCGCGCTACATGCCGGTGACGCCCAGCCAGAAGAAGGCGGCGCGGTCGCTGTCGGTGGACCTGGCCGTCGTCGACGAGGCGCACTCCCATGAGGACATGGGCGTGGTGGCCGCCATCCAGCCGGCCATGGCCGCGCGCCCGCACGCCCAGATCTGGTTGCTGTCCAACGCCGGTGATCTGCGCTCGGGGCTGTGGCGCCACTACACCGACGTCGGGCGGATCGAGGTCGACAACCCGGCGTCGACGATGTGCTGGATCGAGTACGCCGCGGACCCCGAGGCCGACGTCCTGGACCGCCAGGCGTGGGCGGACGCCAACCCGGCGCTCGGGTTGCCGGGCGGGATCCTCGAGGCGGCCCTGTCGGACGGTGCGCTGACGATGGACACCTCGACGTTTCGCCGTGAGCACCTGAACGTGTGGTCCGACGCTGACGTGTTGACCGGGATCGACGCGGTGACGTGGGCGGCGTGCCGCAACGACGACCTGCTGCCCGGCACCGACGTGGCGCTCGGCCTGGACTTCACCCCGGAACGCGACCGGGGGGCGCTGGTGGTCGCGGGCGACGTCGACGGCGTCACCGCGCTGGAGGTCCTCGAGTCGGGGTCGGACCTGGAGCGCATCGTGGCCCGGGCCGCCGAGGTGGCGTGCACGTGGGACTGCCTGATCACCATCGACCGGGGTTCGCCCGCCGCGTCGGCGATCCCGGCGTTGGAGCGGGCCACGGCCCGTGACGACGGCACGCATCGGGTCCGGTTGATCCCGCTGTCGGATCTGGTGCGGGCGTGCGGCGACTTCCACGACGCCGCCGTGCACGCCCAGGTCTCCCACCGCGGCGACTACCGCCTGACCGACGCCGTGGTGGGGGCGTCGAAGCGTCAGGTCGGTGATGCGTGGGCGTGGAAACGCCGGGCGAGCGCTGACATCACGCCGCTGGTGGCTGCCACGCTGGCCCGTTGGGGTGTGGTCGCGGCCCCCGAGTCGCTGTCGCCGGCCGTCTACTGAAGGCCCGTACCACATTCCTGTGGCGGTTGCTGGCTATCGTGGCGGCCGATGCAGTACGTGACCGAGACCGGACTGGTCGTCACCGACGAGCGGCATCACCGCGCCACCGACCCGCGGTCGTGGCCCGACAACGCCAATGTGCAGCCACCCCCGCCGGTCGGGGCGGGGCCCACGACGT